TTACAGTTAACATTGCAAACTTATCTGTTAATGAAAATGAAACTATAACAGCCGCATCTATTAAAAGAGTAATGTGGTCTACAAATGGTGCAATTAGCATTACAAGAAATTCTGTAACAGTATTACAATTGCATGGACAAGGTGACATGATTCTTACAGAAATTGGACACACAATTGCCAATACAAACACAGGTACTATCGTAGTTACTATTGCAACAGGCGGTACTGCAATACTTGAAATGACAAAAACTGCTGATTATACAACCGCACTAACAGGAATCTAAAATGAAACTCATTAGAGAAACTGTTGAAAAAGTAAAATATATTACCGAAGAATCTGAAGAAGGTAAGAAAAAACTTTTTATCGAAGGAACATTTCTTGTTGGCGATGCAGTCAATAAGAACAATCGCATGTATAAAATGGACACGCTTCGTAATGAAGTTGCCCGTTATACTGAAGATTTCATCAATACGAACCGTGCATTAGGTGAACTAGGACATCCAGATACACCTACAATTAATCTTGAGCGTGTATCCCATAAAATTGTATCTTTAGAGGAAGATGGTAATACTTTTTATGGTAAAGCTCTTATCCTTGAAACACCTTACGGCCAGATTGTAAAAAATTTCATCGACAATGATATTCAAGTTGGAGTATCTTCAAGAGCTTTAGGTTCTTTAGTGCAAACTAAAGAAGGTTACAACTTAGTTCAAGACGATTTGCGCCTTGCAACTGCGGCAGACATCGTTGCGGACCCATCAGCACCAGGTGCCTTTGTTAACGGTATTATGGAAAACAAAGAATGGATGATGGTTGACGGTAAGTTTGTTGAAGCAGACCATGACCGCTTTAAGAAAACAATTCAGAGAGTTCCTAAAGATCAAATCGAAGAAACTGCTCTAAAACTGTTTGAAAACTACCTACGAAAGCTTTAATTTTATAAATAAGAAATCATAAGGAGATTCCTAATGGCAACAAATAAACTCATGGAAGCCGCAGCAGAGATTCTTTCAGGAAGCAAGAAATCTGCTCCAGCCATGCCCGCTGAAAAACTAGAGGGTGAAGTTGTGGACCTTGGTGGCCCAACTCCGCAAAATAGCAAGAATGATGACGATTCAAATAAAATTGACATCACCAAGGCTGCAAAGAGCGCAACAGCTCCAACAACAAAACCGTCTGCTGCTTCTGCTGATAAACAAGACACCATGAAAAAAATGGCCGAGGAAGAGCAAATGGAAGAAGAACAGATTGGCGATAAGTATGTTAAAAAAGCAGAAACGCGGTCTCAGGGTGTTCAACATGCGATGAAAAAATTGAATCAAGAAGAAGTTGTCGCCGAAGAAGAAACTTTGGAGAAACGCAAGCGTGAAATGAAAGAGGATATCGATGCATTGTTTTCTGATGATTCTACCATTTCAGAAGAATTCAAAATTAAAGCTGCCACAATTTTTGAAGCTCGTGTTTTAGACCGAGTAACTCAAATTGAAGAGGAAATCGAAGGCAAGTATGCAGATATGCTTGAAGAAGCCGTGACTTCTATCAAAGCAGACTTGACAGAAAAAGTTGACGATTACCTCAACTATGTTGTTGAGCAATGGATGGCAGAAAACGAAATTGCAATTGAGTCCGGTCTCCGTTCCGAACTTACAGAAGAATTTATTGCAGGTCTACGCAACCTATTTGCAGAACACTATATTGATGTTCCTGATGAAAAGGTTGATTTGGTTGACGAACTTGCCACTAAAGTTGAAGAACTTGAAAGCAAACTCAATGAAGAAATTGAGCGTGGTGTTGGTTTTGCAAAAGCACTTGTAGAATCACGCAAGAATGAAATTACCCGTGAAGTTAGCGAAGGTCTTACGACTACTCAAATCGAAAAAATCAAATCACTCGCAGAGAGTGTAGAATTCTCCACAGAGGACGAATACAAAAATAAGATTGAGACAATTCGTGAGAACTACTTCCCATCTGGTATTAAAAAAGCAGATGAAACCCAACTACACGAACAGGTAGAAGATACTAATGCTAAGAAGGTTGACATTAACGACCCTCTAGTTGCAATGGTATCAAAAGCAATTTCAAAAACAAAATTTTAATTAAAAAGTAAAACCCTAAAGGAGAAACTTAAATGTATTTGTCCGAACAACTACAAAAGAAATGGGAAGGCGTTCTGGATCATCCAGAATTAGCACCTATTAAAGATCCATATCGTAAAGCTGTTACTGCCGTTATTTTAGAAAATCAAGCTTCTGAAATGACAAAAGCAGCTGCAGTTCTTAACGAAGCGGGCCCAGTAAACTCAATGGTTAACACCGTTGCATCAGGCGGTTTTGGTGGTTCAGCATCAACACCTGTTGCTGGTTTCGACCCAATCCTTATCTCTCTAGTTCGCCGTTCATTGCCCAACCTTATCGCTTATGATGTTGCAGGCGTTCAGCCAATGACTGGTCCAACTGGTTTGATTTTCGCTATGCGTTCACGCTATAGCACACAATCTGGTACAGAAGCCTTCTATAATGAAGCCAACTCTGGTTTCTCTGGTGCTGCTGCTCAAGCTGCTATTTCATTACAGTCAAATACTTCAACTACAGGTAATGTATTTGCGAACACCGTGTTCTCAAACCTTCCTGCAACAATGACAACTGGTGCTTCTGAAGCCTTGGGTGATGGTTCTAACACATTCCAAGAAATGGCATTCTCAATTGAGAAAGTTACTGTTACTGCTCGTAGCCGTGCTCTCAAGGCAGAATACGCAATGGAACTTGCACAAGACTTGAAAGCAGTTCATGGTCTTGACGCTGAGACAGAACTCGCTAACATTCTTTCGAGCGAAATTCTTGCAGAAATTAATCGTGAAGTTATTCGCACAATCTACGCAACTGCTAAGGTTGGTGCTCAAGTAGGTACAACTACTACTGGTACTTTCGACTTAGACACCGACTCAAATGGTCGTTGGATGGTTGAAAAAATTAAAGGTTTGGCATTCCAAATCGAGCGTGAAGCTAACGTCATCGCTAAGTTGACCCGCCGTGGTAAAGGTAACATTATGATTTGTTCAAGCGATGTTGCTTCTGCACTCGCTATGGCAGGTATCCTTGACTATAACTCTGCTCTTGCATCAAATGCTCCTCTAACAGTTGATGACACCGGCAACACATTTGCAGGTACGTTGTTTGGTCGTATTAAGGTCTACATCGACCCATACTTCCCAACTTCATCTACATCTGAGTTCGCAGTTGTCGGTTATAAGGGTTCTAACGCTTATGACGCAGGTCTATTCTACTGCCCATATGTACCTCTACAAATGGTTCGTGCCGTTGATACCGATTCTTTCCAACCAAAGATTGGTTTCAAGACCCGTTACGGTTTGGTAGCTAACCCATTCGCAGAAGGTACAACTGTTGGTGCTGGCGCAATCGCTGTAAACTCCAATGTTTATTACAGAGCATTTAAAATATCAAATCTCATGTAAGAAACAACTAACTAATAATAATAACAATAATTTAGTATTTAAGACGGGAATTTCGATTCCCGTCTTTTTTTGTTTTAATTACATAAAGTTTATAAATTATAAATAAAAATATGTTAAAACATAAACACCATATAATTCCAAAACATGCAGGTGGTTCTAATGATCCATCTAATCTTATTCATCTTACTATCGAAGAACACGCAGAAGCACATAGATTATTATTTGAAAAATATGGTCGCAACGAAGATAAATGGGCATGGTTAGGTTTATCAGGACAAATAGGTAAAGATGAAATTTTAAAACAAATTGCCATGGCGCAAAAAGGTAAAAAGAAACCAGAAGGTCACGGTGAAAAAATTAGTTCTTTTAGAAAGAACTTTAAATATACCGATGCATCAAAATTAAAAATGAGTTTGGCAAAAAAAGGTAAAAAATTTTCAGAAGAACATCGCAAAAATTTATCATTGGCACAAATAGGAAAAAAACAATCTGATTATCAAAAACAAAGAGCAAGAGAAACTATGGAAGAATCGTGGGTTGTAACAACACCAAAAGGACAATCAATAAACATAGTTAATCTAAGAAAATTTTGTTTAGAAAATAATTTGGATCAAGGTAATATGGTTAAAGTTTCTAAAGGAATTTTAAAACAACATAAAGGATGGACTTGTTTTAAGGTCGCATATAAATAGATATATGACCGATATCATAGTTATGGCAGACTTGCTGAATTTACGAGCAAGAAAAATCAAAGAATTGGAATTCTATAAAGAACAATTGAAAGAATTCCAATTAAAGATGATTTTTATTCAACAAGAAATAAACATAACAAATAAAATTATTGATATGATACATAAAGAACAAATCATTGATATTGGTTTACATATTAAGAAAACTCCATGACGGCACTCATTAGAAATCCTACAAATCCAAACTTTTTACAACCTAATAAGTTTACACTTAACTTTTCTAGGTTGCCTAATACACAGTTTTTTTGCCAATCAGTAAGTGTACCTGGTATTTCATTGTCGGAAATTCCACACAATACACCATTTGTTGAATTGTATATTCCAGGTGAAAAAGCTATTTACGATTTATTAAATGTTACTTTTTATATTGATGAAGAACTTCAAGCATGGAAAGAAATACATGACTGGATTCGTGCAATGACTTTCCCAACCGACTTTGCAGAGTATCGTAATTTAAGTCGATTGAATAAAAATGCAGGTGCAAGTGGATCTTTAAAACCACAATACTGTGATGCCTCAATTACACTTTTATCATCTTCAAACAAACCTTATTTCAGGTTTAAATTCTTTGATGTTTTCCCTACATCAATATCAACTTTTGTAATGGCAACTGCCGATAGTCCTGAATCTGCAATGACGGCAGATGGAACATTCAGGTACAGTTATTACGATATCGACAAATTATTTTAAAAAACGCTTGACATTCACCGTCAATTAGTGTATTCCTTCCTCTGAAGGAGGCTTTTATTATGAGCAAGTTAGACGAACTATTGGAAGAATGGCGTAAAGACGCCGATATAGACCGAACCGAACCTGGTAAGGCACTTCTTGATATTCCCAAATTACATAGTAAGTATTTGAACATACTTAGCCGCCATCGTTTGCTTTCCAAAGAAGCGGAATTTAAGTATAACAAAATGAAGAAACTTAAATGGGAATTTTACACAGGTAAATTAGATGATGACGAATTGAAGAAATATGGGTGGACACCTTTTCCTTTTGTGTTAAAATCCGATATCTCTACATATATGGAGAGCGATGATGATTTAAATAAATTTTCTGCACAGAAAATTATGCACGATGAGATAATTGAGGTCTGCACAGCTATATTAAAAGAATTGAATTCAAGAACCTATCAATTGAGGTCTTGGATTGATTGGGAAAAATTCATACAGGGAATTTAAGTGCCTGATATTATTCTTCACAAACAAAACGAATCTTTTATTAAAGTTGAATGTGATAAAGGTATAGGGCAAGAATTAAACACTTTTTTTTCGTTTAGAGTTCCTGGATATCAATTTGTTCCTGCCTATAAAAACAAATTGTGGGATGGCTACATAAAGCTTT